AAGAAAGATTATTGTTTCAAAAATTATAAAAAGATATTTGAGTATTTGAGAGAAATACTTCCTGAAAATATATGCGAATTAATGAATAATAAGGTCTTTATTAATTATTATAACATAAAAACTTGTAAAAGTATTGTTAAGCATAAATATTCAAGCATTGATGATATTTTTGAAACAATTTTGAAATCGTGTTTTGCCCCATTTTGTATAAATGGAGATTTATGTTATAAGAATAAATATATTGATGGACTTTTTCCCTACATTTTTGAAAAAAACAAAAAACAAGAAAATATTATTAATTGATTTATTGACATACGAAAAAATGTATAATTGCATAAATGTGAAAAATGAAAAAACTAATTTTCACAGAGTATTGTGCGGATTATTAGAAATACACAACTTTTTTATTAAACAAAGTAGAACAGATATGTGCAGTTATGTTAATGATTGGTCGTATATTGATAATTTCAAGTATTTTTTTATTAAGAAAAAATTAATTGAAAAAAGTGTTGTTTATGGAATCTATTATTTTATTTATTTTAAAAATTTTTTTGGAGAGAAAATAAGTGATAACATATTATTTAAATTAATTTCCAAAATAATGAAAGACATTTACATTGTTTTGCTTGATACATATCTTTTATAATATAATTTTATTTTCTATGTATCTTGAATTTCTTAGTTTTTGTTTTTGTCTTTTTTGTCTTTTTTTGGGTCTTTATCTTTTTTGTCTTTGTTTTTGTTTTTGTCTTTTTTGTATTTGTCTTTTTTTTGTATTGTTTAAATTCTTCTATAGTTTCTTCATCTAATGTGATATCTCCTGGCTTATAGTTAAAAAACCACTCCTTATATTCATCTTCATCTTTCTTATTTCTTAATTCTTTATATTTTTCCGCTTTTTCTGCTTTAAGTTCTTCAACTGAAGGCTGGTGACCATAACATGTTATTGTAAAACGACGTAACAATCCTTTTTGTCTTAATCTATTTTTTTGCTGAACTTCAAATAAAAATTTTGCCATACAATAAATTCTGTGAGGGTCATAATAAGGTTTATCTGCATATATGAATGCCAAATAAAATGCCAACATTGTATCTATTGTCGCAATGCGTACTTTTTTTCCATTAAGTTTAATTGTATTAAAACTATGACAACCGACCGGTTTATAAACAACGCCAATAATATCATCTCCAACACTAATTTCATATTGTTCTGGAACAAGTTCTCCAATTGGTTCTCTCTTTTTTATTTTAACATTTTCAATTCCTGCATTATCAAGTCTTTCTTTTACAATATCACAAGTAGTTTCTGGATCATTTGAGAGAACATCAAAATCTGCATATTTTCTAACAATATATTTTTCATGTTTTGGCATATATGTGCTATAATTTGCAATTGCATAACTTCCAAAAAATACGCATTCTTGTTCAATAAATGTATTTTTGACAATTTCATAAATCTTATATTCATTGTATTCATCCTCTGTATTTTCCATTTTTCTTTGATAATTTAAATGATAACAATGACTATCATATAATGGATAATGTTTATTAAGAAGTGATAAACGTTTTAATACTTTTTCCCATCTATCTGTTTGTCCCATTGGACGAGAAAGCTCTAAATATGATGCCATTCTTAGAAAATTAGGGGGAGCAAAAAGTATTCCATCAATATTTATTGCGTCCTTTTTTATTGAATTATAGAGATCTTTGGGCATAAAACTAATATCTGCAATTGCTATAAAATTAACGAAAACCTTATATGTTCCATGATGAGACCCGCTTTTTGCTTCAACTGTTTTATAACCGGCATTATAATAAATGTCTGCTAATTCTTTTGAATTTTCAATTGCATTTGGACTATAAAAATCATAATCGGGGATTTCTATATCCTTGTTATAAAATTTGTCTTCTTCTGGAAGAATAGCATTAATTGCACTTCCGCCATAACAAACTAATTTTTTTTTTCTTAAAAATGATTCTAATATTTTTATCATTTTTTGAACTTCAGGGCTATTAACTACTTTTTTACCCCTTTTTGAGTCGGCTAAATCAACACTTGCTCTCAAAATAGCCAATTCACATTCTTGAAATGATAAATTACTGTCACATTTTACTTCTTTTTCATATTTACTCATTAATTATGTTATATAATATAGTTATAAAAAATAATTCACAATTTGTTATTATTTATTTCAATATTTAGTTACACTAAAGCAAAAGTTATTTTGAGAGAATGAGAAACTAAATATTAAAACTATAATAATCTGTTGAAAATGTTCGTGTTGCATAATTTAGTTCTGGATTCTGTGGCGTAGGATCTGGAATAGTAACAGGAACATAACGCAATCTTTCAGGTTTTAATGCAAATGCATAGTTTGCCCTGTCAAAGAAGACTATATTTTCCTCTAAATATTGATCTACATTTTGATATCTCATTGCTATCATTTGACAGCCTGCTTCTCTCACAACAATAGGATTTGGATTATCTGGACTGGATCCTTTATCCGGCATTGCAATTGTCATATTTTTTTTGTTATATTCTTGCAGTTCTTGTAAATCAGGGGTATATTTAACATCATAATAAGAAAGTGCGCGCATAAACATTGAATTGCTTGTCATATTTACATATTCTAAGAACTCTTTATTTTCCATAAAACTGGTATTAAGACGATCAACAATAATTACTATTTTACCTGCTAAATCCATTAGTTTAGCGTCTCCTAAATTTCTATTTCTATTTTCAAAACTGTACTCTTTATCGAGTAAATATGTGTTATTAGATTTGAATATATCTGCCATTTTAGTATATAGATCTTGATTATTGCTTTTTATTCTTAAATGAAGGACAATAGGGTCTTGAGGGTTTGGGCATGTGCTATTTGAAAATGCGTAATTAACAATTGTATTCATGACACTTCCAAATTCGACATAGTTATATGTTTCTTTAACAAAATAGTTATCTGATGTAGAGGTTGCAACAACTGGTGTGGATTCAATATTATAAATTTCCATATCTAAACCTCTAATGCCTTGTTTAATAATATCTTTTAGGTTACATATAGAGACAAAATCATTTTTATAGTTTCCTCCACTACAACAATTGTATGCTGTTTTTATGTAATAATCTTTGAAGGTGTAGTTACAGTTTGAATCGGCACTATTTATACTTCTTAAGTTTCCATTAATTGCGGAATATAAGTTGTCCATGAAGGAGCATTCATTTTTTTCGAGATTTCTTACATAATAGTAATAAATAAGTAAAATGACTATAATAGTAAAAATAATGTACCATAATATTTTAGATATAAATAAGTCTTGTTCATTAAAAAAAGATGTATTAGTCATTATTAATATATTATATTATTTTTTTATTGTTATAAATATTATTTTTATTGTTATAAATATTAATTGATATAAAAATAAATAATTTTATATAAGTAATATAAATAAAGAATGGCTGGAGGACTTATGCAATTGGTCTCTGAAGGACAAACAAACATATTATTAAATCAAAATCCGAGTAAAACATTTTTCAAGTCAGTTTATGCAAAATATACTAATTTTGGTATGCAAAAATTCAGGGTTGATTTTGAAGGTTCTAAAACATTGAAATTGACTGAAGAATCAAAATTTACTTTTAAGATTCCTAGATACGCCGACTTACTAATGGATTGCTATTTATCCGTCGATTTACCTACAATATGGAGCTGTATTTATCCCCCTGTTACAAATGAACTTACCGGAACAACAAGTCCTTGGGTCCCTTATGAATTCAAGTGGATCCAAAATATAGGCGCGCAAATGATATCAAAAATTGAAATAACATGTGGTAATCAAACATTAAGCACATTTTCAGGTCAATATCTTCTTTCTATGGTTCAAAGAGATTTTAGTACTGATAAGAAGGGATTATTTGATAAAATGACTGGAAACGTTCCTGAGCTAAATGATCCTGCAAATTATAGTTCTCGAGTGAATTCTTATCCAAATGCTTTTTATACTGATAATCCTGCAGGTCCAGAGCCATCTATTAGAGGAAGAACATTATATATTCCGTTGAATGCTTGGTTTAATTTAAAAACCCAAAGTGCATTCCCATTAGTTGCACTTCAGTATAATGAGCTTCATATACATGTAACAATGCGTCCAATCAACGAGTTATTTCAAATTCGCGATGTGTTTGATGAAATAAATAATTATCCGTATGTTGCGCCGAACTTTAATTTATTTTACATGCAAATGTATCGTTTTCTTCAGCCTCCACCAGATATTCAGTTGGGTATTAATTCATATCTTGACCAGCGTTCAATATGGGATGCAGATATTCATTTAATGTGCACATATTGTTTTCTCTCAAATGATGAGGCGCGATTATTTGCATTGAATGAGCAAAAATATTTGATTAGACAAATACATGAAAAGGTCTTTTATAATGTAACTGGACCAAATAAAGTAGAGTTGGATTCTGTTGGAATGGTATCAAGTTACATGTTTTATTTTCAGAGAAGTGATGCAAATTTAAGAAATGAGTGGAGCAATTATACTAATTGGCCTTACAACTATTTGCCTCAAGATATTACGCCCGCATCTACTTCTGGTAATTATCCGGTTGCAAGAATAGATCCAGAGGGCAATCCAGTGATTGTCTATATTGGTCCGGGTGTAAATGCTGATGGTACATTAACTGGTTGGATGATAACAGGAGCATATAATTTACAGAATATAAAGAATATTTTGGTAACTCTTGGAATACAGTTAGACGGGCAATACAGGGAGAATTTATTGCCAGCTGGTGTGTTTGATTATATTGAAAAATATACAAGAACTTCTGGAAATGCTCCTGAGGGATTATATTGTTATAATTTTTGCATGAATACATCTCCGTATGATTTACAGCCAAGTGGAGCAATAAATATGTCGAGATTTAATACAATAGAGTTTGAATTTACGACGGTTGTTCCTCCATTGGATCCTTATGCACAAACAATGACAATATGTGATCCTGAAACCGGAAATATAATTGGAATCAATAAACCTACATGGAGAATTTATGATTATAACTTCAATATGGTTTTATTTGAAGAGAGAGTAAATATGGTGGAATTTATTGGAGGAAATGCGGGATTGGTTTATGCTCTTTAATGTGAAAAATATTTAGAATAATATAAAATATAATTTTATATTATTAAATTTTATTTATTACTATAAAAAACATTATCATGTATAAAAATA